TTTGAGCAGTTCCAACAACTTCCATCATGGTTCACAAATCTTTGGATTTTAGTAGTGGCTAGTATTTATGGAATTAAAGGAACTCAAATATTTAAGGGGAAAAAATGACAATAACTAAATCAGACTTTGATCCGCATTGCTTTGGTGGACAATACCAAGATGCACCAGAAACATTACACTTTCAGTTTGAAGGTGTAAGATGCGATAACTATGTGCATCGTTACGTTTTGGTAGATAAGTTTAGACCAAACAAAATAGATTCAAGAAGTAAAAAGACAGAAGAAGAAAAAGATAAATCTCATAAAGATATAGCTGCCGGTTATTTACCTTTGGTTTTAAAACAAGAATCTAAACCAAGGTTAATAGATAAGATTAAAAATATTTTTTCCAATGGCTAAAGCTCCTAAGTGGGGAGTGAATACCTACGTTAAAAGAACCAAGCCAAGTGTAGGTAGGCATAAGAAGAATATGAATAAACAGGAAAAAAAATCTTATAAAAAATATAGGGGTCAAGGAAGATGAAGATTAACGACAACACAAATATATCTTTGCCAGTTAGAAATTTAATAGCTTTATTGGCTGCTGTTGCTTTTGGAATTTTTGCCTACACGGAGATTACGGCTAGGTTAGTAAGTCTTGAAAACTCCAGACATATTATGGAGGCAGATTTAATTACTAAATCAGATCAAAAAATTGTGGATCAAGAACAATTTTTATTATTAGAAATGTTAAGCACATCTCAAGAAAATACAGATGAAGAAATGCAGAGCATGAGAAATAATAATGTGAACCTCACAAGAGCTATGGAAGATATTAAAGAAATGAAAAAAATTATAGAGTTGCTTAAAGATAAAGTTAGACAGAATGGAAGTCATTAATGGAGCAAGTAGTAATAGCTTTATTAATGATGATAAATTCAGAAATTAAAGAAGCAAGAATACAAACCTCATTAAGCGATTGTCTTAAAGGCAAGCGTTACGCTATGAGGGAGTTGGATAGTAAATCAAAAGTTTCTTATCAATGCGTTAAATCTTTAGCTGAACTTGAAACTAATATTGACGGCTCAATATCAATTAAAAAACTAATAATGGAATAACAAAATGATTGACAAAATTTTATTAAAATTTTTTGGGGGTATAGATACATTTACAGAATGGCTCTTTGCCTGGCAAAAACCAAGATGTAAGTGTAAGAAAAAAAATGAAAAAGGTTAAGGTTATAAGTTATATAGTTATAATTTTAGCTTGGATATTTTTAATTACAGCTACTACTGCTGCATTTGCTGGCTCTACCCAAACAAACGTATCTGGTTCTAATACGGCTATTGAGGGTAATTATACTGGAGGCTCTACTACCTATGAAAGTGGATCCACATCCTCAACTACATCTACAACAAGTTCAACTTCAAACATAAGATCTGCACCACCTACAAGTTCAGCTCCAGGTATGAACACCTCTAATAATTGCGCTATGGCTTTATCAGGTGGCGTACAAACTTTTTCTATTGGGGTTTCTGGTGGTAAGCACGTCATTGATAAGACTTGCGAACTAATTGTTTTATCAAGAACGCTTAATTCTTTTGGTATGAAAGTAGCTGCTATTAGTTTGCTTTGCCAAGATGAAAGAATATTTAAAGCAATGGCGGTTAGTGGAACTCCTTGTCCAGCGTTAGATGACAATATGGTTTCTAAAATTGGAAAAGATGCAAAGAAATTATTAGCTGAAAAATATAATTATGAAATGCCTACCTATGAAAAATGGGTAGAGATGGAAAAGAAAAGAATTAAAGCAGAAAAAAAGAAAATAATTTTACCTAAAAAGAAACCAATTAAAATGGAGAACCCTCCTAAATGATTTGGTTATTAATTTTTATAGGAGTAATGGCTTATGCGGTTTATCGCATCAATACTTTTGCTGATGATATTAACCCTTACAACTTCAGCAGAAGAGATAACGACAGATAACTTATTAACTAACGGCAACTTTGAAACGGGAAATGCTAATGGTTGGACTACAAGTGGGAATACCCAAGTAGTAAGTGATTGCTGCGAACTAAATAATGTAACCAGTAATTATGATTTAGAGTTTGGCGATAGCGGATCTATTACGCAAGATGTAAATTTAACTACTAATACTATTACCCAAGATATGTTGGATAATGGAATTACTCTTACTCAGGTAACTGAAGTTCAAAACGGAGAATGTAATGTATCTGGATGTTGGGGTGGTCAAGGTGCAGCTGATACCTTTACTATTAATCTTAATATAAAGAATAGTTCCGGTACAGTTATTGCAACCATGACAACTGTGAGAACGGATGTAACCGGCATCAATGGAGCTAATTTTACAGACACTTTAATATATACCGGTAATGGTTCTAACATTGGTAACACTACCATTTCAGCGGTAGATGCTAATGCTCCAGCTACTCTTGGTGGACCCAACGTAGATAATATCTCTTTAAGAATGACATATAATAATGTTGTTTTAGAAGTTGAAACACAAGAAGCATTACAAGAATTTGAAGAAACAGTTTTATTTGAAGAAGAAGAAAGTTTTTTTACTGAAGAGTTTGTTGAATTATTTACTGAAGAAATACAAACTATAGCATCATCTCCATTACCCGCAGAAGAAAAAGCGGTAGAGATAACGGCTGCTATTATAGAGTTTGAAGAAAAGACAGAAACAAAAGTAACCAAAGCTGAAATTCAAACTACTGCTTTATTACCTCCGCCAACAATGATGGAGGAAAAGGAAGAAGAGAAACCAGCAGAAATAGCAATGGCTATTATAGAAGAGACTACTAAAGAAGAGGAAGCTCCAGAACCTAAAGAAGAAGTAATAGAAGAAACTGAAAATGTACAAGAAGAAGAAAAAACTGAGAGCAAATCAGAAGTTAAAACAGAAGAAAAACAGAAACCGAAAGAGCAAGAAAAGTCGAAGAAAGTAAAGACTAAAGAAACTAAATCAAAGAATACTAAAATTGCAAAATTAGAAGCAACTATGGATAAGGTGGATGAAGTAGTTAAAGATACTGCTAAAAACCTTGAAGTAAAAAATATTATAAAACTAGATGCTATGCAAAGCGATATGGTTTTAGCTGAGTATATGAACCAAGAGTTTTATAAGAGTAAAGATATATATTTAAACCAGGTTATTATGTCTGATAATAGAGACATTTATAACAATGTTAGTTTGGCAACTTACATTAGTAATGATCCAATAAACATTAAAGAAAGTATCTTGCAAGACATTAACATACAAAAACAAAAACTATTAATAGAGATAGAGGTATTAAGAAATGGATAGCATAAAGAAAAACTTAACTAACATAGTTGTTATCATTGGTTTAATTGGTTCTATTGGAGCTGGCTTTTCAAAGTTTGCAAAGATGGAGAGTACAATTGAGCAATTATCAAATCAAACTACTATAGATTATTCTTCTCAAATAGCTGTACTTGAAGAAAAGGTTGCAGCTTTAGAAAGTAAAAAAGCTGTAGATGTATCTGGTATAGATACTAGATCTAAGATTAATGAGAAATCTATTAAGTTACTTGAATTAAAAATTGAAGAAATAAAAGCTGCATCAAATCCTTTAGGTGGTTAAATGCCTAAAAAACTTTGGAAGAAACCAACTGTAATAGTAATGGATATAGGTAAGTGCCGTTATTGTTCAGCTGAGATGACAAACCAAGAAAGTTTTGTAGCGTTTGCAGATAAGACAAAAGCTCATTATCAATGTATGAAAGATGATGACGCTAAAAGATCAGAAGATAAAACTTACGAATAATTACAAGAGTTTTATTAGAGTGTATGATGGGTCAACTAGACACCACCCAATAAAATAAGGGTTATTTTATACGCATAATTGTCAACTAAAATTATACAATTTAAGAAAGAAAGTGTTATATAACAATAACAATTTAACAAAATGGCGTTAGGTTCAAATCCTGCCGCCCCGACCATTTAAGCGTTGGTAATCAATACTTATTTTTTTTCTTAGAGTGAAACTGAGAGTGAATTATTAAAGAGGGGAATTAATTTTCCCCTCCTTTTTTTTTGCGTGTTATAAACCTTTGCCAAAAGTATTTTCGTATGACAATTCTCTTTCGAGTTTAGGGAGCATTGGTCTATATCTTGCTTGTAGTTTTCTTTCCTCCTCAATGTTTTTATCTACTTTAGCAAAATGCTTTAATATCATTTCGTGGTATTTTTTATGAACCTTATCCAACACCTCTTCTGGATTACTTTTAAAGATTATATTAATGTCATAACCCTCCTTTTTTAAAAGTAAAAATAGCTTATCCGATGCAATACCATTGTGCGTTTTTTCAACTTTTTGTATTTGTTGAAATGTGCAACCAATAGCTTTTGCGTGTTGTGTTTGGTTCTTCCGTCTTGGCAATTTACATTGCGTACCATTACCATTATCTACAACTTTATCTAAGAACCTAAATGCAAAGAGAAACTTTGCAATTCTTCCTTTTTCATGTAGCGCATCCATGTTTATCCTTTTATTAAATTGTTAATGGCAGCTTTTCTTTTTGGTCTATTCATATCCAAATCTCTCTGATACCATCTTCCAAAAGTATTTAAGTTTAACCAGCCATACCTATCCATAAATTGTTTGTCGGTTAGGAATTGCTGATCTCTTACTAGAGAGGAGTTGAATTTTCTAAATACAGAGAAACCACCTTGCCATTTAATGCCAAGTTTTTTAGTTACCCTGGTTAATCTTTTATAAACCCTGTCTTTGGTTAAATTATTAAATACTCTTCTGTGTTGTTTTGTTTTAGTTATGAATCTTGATTTTAAATAAATCTTAAATAGGTTTAATAGTTCATCTGATATTTCTACTCTTCTTCTTGATGTTCTTGTCTTTAAAAAGTTAGCTCTAAAGTTAGACCAACGATCCAATGAATGTCTAAAGAATACAGTACCCTCATTATAATCAATGTCATCTTCACAAATGGCTACTGCTTCATTGGTTCTACAACCGGTTTCAGCACCCAATCTATATAAACATTTATCCCTTAAATTCTTTTCGCTTTCTATAAGTTTAACCACATCGGCATAAGAGGGTAGGATAATGTCTTTAGGTGTATCGCCAAATGTATTTTTATTAAATTCAAAATCTAATATATCTAAGTCAACCTTCCATTTATGTTTCTTGCAAAACTTTAAAAACTTCTTAAATTCGCCAACGCATTCTTTAACTACCTTTTTACCTATAGTTTCAGTAGATCTACCACCCTCGCTATCAAATATGTATTTCTTGGAACGTAGGAGCTTTTTAAGGGTATATCCCTCAAAATCTGATGCGAGGTACTGGTGTAGGTACGTTTTATTAATATACGGCTGGATATGGTGCTTAATATAGCCAACTTGTACTCTATTATACTCTTCCGTATTTAATTCATTGCTTAATACAGATTTAACATAAAGATCAAAAGCATCATCAAATTTAATCTTATCATCTGCACCCACTATGTCATCTGGGTTTAAACTTTTAATATAAACTTTAGCTTGTCTCTTTTGGTTCAGTTCAAACTTAATGGTTTTACCTTTATGTCTTACAAAAAACTTTTTACCCGTATCGGTAATGGCTTGTATGTTATAATGACTATTAATTTTAACTAACCAAAATTTCATTAAGCAAATGTAGTTATTTCTTTTTTTTTCATTACGCAGCTTTTTTTTTAGGTTTTATATTTCCAAAATATTCATATTTTTTTGCTAAAACTTTATTTTTTAAAAGTACACACCATTGAGGTTCTGGATTATCAGCCATATCCCACAACAATAATGATTTAGTTTTTTTTTTATAATGATTAAAAGCAAATAGAGCTTCTAATTTATTATCATAAAACTTCATAACACAATCCTTGTCTGGAAAATGTTTTGCAATTTTAATTTTCTTTTGCTTTTGAATTTTAGGTTGAGAATAATTGGTGTTATATTCTCCGCTTTCATAAATCTCAAACCTATCGTATTGACTATTTAGAAAACCACCACAACTTGAATGTTCTAAATCTTCTATTTGTTTTTTTGTTAGTAAAGTCATATTTTCTCCTTTTTTTTTATTTTTATTTTTTTTCATTATGGAACCAGATTATTATATCGTTGCTAATCTGTCAATAGGGAAAATGGATATAAATAAATTAATTGACAATTTGGCTTTTTATCAAAAGAGCGTAGGGATACTGTACTACTTTCGTAGTTTAGAAAGATTATAAACTGCTAGATTATAATTCTAGCTGTTTCTTCTCGTCTTTTAACAATAGTATATCTACTAAAGTTAAATGACTCATTTTAGAAAGAGCAGAAATACCAGGATGGGTACTATCATCATTTAGAAGTCTCGTTATCTTTTGGTTTAGAGACTTTCTCTCTTTCTTTTTTATCTGGATTTTTTCTTCCAGATGTTGGTAGTGTGTTTGCATTGGTGTCTACCTCCTTTATCCTTTTAAAATCGTAACTTAAAGTCTTGTTATCTATTACGATCTTAGCAGCTTCACTTGGCACACTTGCTTGGGAAGCCGTGTCTAGATTTTTAAATGTTTCAGTTGCAGTAAATGAAACTGATCCAGACCAGAATTTTTCGTACTTACCCATTTGGGTAATCTCTTTCCTTAATCATTTCTAAATAGTGAATGGCTTTATTGATGTCTTTTATTTTGCCTTTTTTTTTGTGTCTACAAATGTATTTTATAGCGCAACCCTCTGAAAATTCAAGTCTATTTTCGTTTATAAATTGTGCTGGTTGGATCTTCATATCCTTGTAATGATTTCCGTCTACTTGCTTTTCCAAGCTACTATAAATCATTGGTTTAAACATATCGGTATTAGTCATTTTATTATTCTTATGCTCCGAGCTTTTCCTGGTATTCTTTTCAGCCATCCTCTTTCCTCTAAGTTATTAATATAAACATTAACAGAATTTTTTGATTTTAAACCTACCGCCACCTTAATCTCATCGTAAGATGGCGATATGGTTTTCTTTGCAATATAACTTTTAATAAACTTAAAAAGTTTTAGTTGCTTTTCAGTTAAGCCATATTGCTGCATTGTTTCCCCTAAAATTGATTTGCAAATCCATCATCTGCTGGCTTATCTCCGCCAGTTTTCTTGATGGTAATTTTCAAATCCTTATTTTCTTGGATGTAACAAGATGCTTCACACCAAACACCATTAATCGTAAAGTTCTTACGATAAGGTTTGCCTGATTTTTGATTTATCTTATCACTATCCACCAACACCAAGTCTGGTCTTTTATCTCCAGCTTGTTTGTCAGGGTTCCTTTTCATTGAAAAGGTTGCGATCCAATTAGGATCCTTTGGTTTTTGAAAGTCAGCCATATATTATATTATCCTCCGTTAAATTGCTGTTTTCTATCTAAAAAGGATTTCACTAATGTTTGATACCTTTTTAAATCTTGTTTCTTTAGCTCTGCTAAAAAATTCTTATTTTGACTTGCTATCTGATCTAAGTTTGCTTGATGACTAGCGTTTTTAATTCTTTCTTCAATGATGGTTGCTTGGTTTAAATCAACACCATTATTTTCATTATGATTTTGTTTTTTATTATCTAGTTCTACGTCTGAATAAACTTCTCCGTGAATACCAAGAGCTTTTAATATGGCTCTATCAACGCTGCGCTTTTCAGCTACTGCTACCGGATAGGGGAAATCGTTATTTAAAGGAGATACTTCTCCAAGTGAATAAAATGTTTTAGCATTATATTTAGCTCCAGCTTTAACTACTGCACAACCTTTTTCTAAATTACAATGTATTAAATTAATGTCAGTTTCAATGCCGTATAAACTTGCTAACTTTTCTACCTCTAAATGTTTGATTGCAAATTTACCTGGACCAATCTGCCACATACCCCCATTAACTTTAAGTTTAGCAAGATAAGGTTTGAGTGTGTTTAAATGTATTACTTTAGACATGAGAACTTTCTGATAGCCAGATGTATGAATGAAGGGAAAGATTACTGCCGTAATAAAAACCCTTGTCTAACATCTCTGTCAAACGCATCTGGCTACCATCATTAGTAAAGAGATGACTTATAACTATGAGGGAGATAAGAAAAACAATCAATATAAGGAGCAAACCTTTTGATTTGTTTTTTTCCTTCACTAATTTTTTTTTGAGCAGCCATATTTGAGGATTAATCATTGAGTTATCTTCTCTCATACCAAACCCCATAGTTTCATTGCTGCTTGCTTGTGATCCCCTAAACCATTCCAAAAGAAATGTTCAAAATCACAAGGAATATCTTGATGCCAAGTAGTTTTACCAGCGTGGTTTTCCATAACTCTTTCTCTACGTTTAGCAGTAAGAGACATTTGATTTAATTTTAGTTTTAAATTTTCTGGTTTTAAATCATCGCAGTTATCAGGTGTAAAAACATTATAACCTTTTTCAGAAAGAACTAATAAGTGTGGTTTCTTTTTTGTGGCTAACCAATAAAAAGCAACTTGTAAAATATGATCTTGCCAACCTAAATAACCTTCATCTATTTTAGGTAAAGAATAATTAGATGTACCATCTTTTTTGGGTCGGTTTTTCTTTCGCCATTTAGTTTTAATTTCAACAAAATTATTTTTATCTTCTATGTCTATTCTGCCAATACAAGGTAAAATACAATTAGGTAATTCTAAGCTAACCGATCTTTCGCATTCAATAGGAGATTTTAATCCTACTTCTTTTAAACCAAATTTTAATTGTTGAAATGTTAATGCTAAACCTTGTCTATTAATTTCATGTTGTTCTTTATCAGCTTCGTTAGCTGGATCATATAAAGTAAATTTTTCTATTATTTTATCAAAAACTTTTCTTTGAGGTGGAATTTCTTTTTTAACTAAACCTTTTCCTTTAACATAATCCCAAACATAATTACCAAATTGTAGTTGCGCCATATCGCCAATACAAACTCCAGAAAACATTTTAGAATTAATTGGCAGCTCACGTCTTTCTTCTTGGGATAGGTATAAATATTTATAACCCCAAATATCATCATTTGAATTTAGTTGAGAAGGGGAGTGATGGTTAATACCATAAAGCTCAACCCATTTAGGTAATTCTTTTATATTGTCTAAAAAATCGTCTTTTTCCATAAAGCAAATCAATAGATTCTTTTATGAACATTGTGAGAACTTTGTCAATACAAAATATGGATATATCCATAGATGTATGGATATTGGGAATTATGGATATTTATAACAAATCTGGGTTGTATTTAGCTTTGACGGGTACGCAAATATCTATGTCTTTAATATTAACTTTTTTACAATTTTCATTTACTGGTTCTTTAGTTAAAGGATTTATAATAACCATTGAGCCATCTTCGTTAGCTCTTACAATTCCAATAGTTTCATTATTCTTACCAGTTCGTTTTTTCCAAGATTTTGAGCAAGTTACATAACAAAGATTATGTACTGAAAACTTTGAAAATCTATCTGCTTTTTTTTTAGGAAAATCGAATAAAAATATTTCTCTATGTAAAAAATTACCTGGTATATTTACTTGAACGGCTTTAACATTAATTTTATAAAACTCAAAAGGAATAGGAACCTCAAATTGTTCTTCTTTTGAAAGAGTTTTAACTATAAATTTATTATCAATATATTTATCCAATACTATTTCTTGTCTTGGCTGAAACACCTCTACTGGATGAACATTTAAAACTTTAGCAATCTTAATAGCATTATCCCAAGTAATCTCTCGGCTATTCTTGGACCAACGATTGATTGTAGTTTTATCACGTTTTAACGCAGTACCCAATTCTGCTTGGGTCATGTGTTTAGAATCTAATAATCTTTTTAATTCAGCCATAGTTTCTTGTTGATGTGTATTATTTATAATACGCAGTTCTGGTTTATTTATTGTCATATTGTCAATTAATAGTATATAGGGAAATAAAAGCAAGAACTATTTATAAGTTCTTATCAAAGTTGCATAAATCTTAGGTTTTATACCACAATATCCACATTAAATATGGATATTTACTTGTCAAATTGGTAATTATCCATATAAGGAAATCATGCAATTAGAAACATTTAGAAAATCAAAAAATCTATCACATAAAAAGCTAGCTGAATTTTTAGGAATTAAAGGCACATCTCCTGGATCAACTGTATTTCGTTGGTGCAATAAGGAGAGAATACCTCGACCAGAGTTTATGAAACTGATTTCCCAAAAGACAAAAGGAAAAGTCAAACCTTCTAGCTTTTATGAGTAGAAAGAAAAAGAAACTAACAGGAACCATTGATGATTATCCGTTTGTTGAAGTTAAGTGGCTTGATTGCCTTGCTAACAATGAATGGATGCCAGTTTCAAAAGCAGTACGACTTCAACCCGCTGTCTGCTATAGTAAAGGTTATCAATTACTCAAAACAAGAGAAAAAATCACAATCTTTGCCGACTATTCCATAGATGATGATGGAACGATTGAAGTAGGAAATCTAAATACAATTCCTGGAGCTTGGGTTCAAGAGGTTACGGAGATTGTTTTTAAATGAAATATTTATTTTTATTTATTGTTGCAGCTCTAATTTTATTTCCAAAGGAAACACAAAATCAAACAATAAATAATTATCAGGTTGAGTGGGATAAATTTTGTAAAACTTATATGAAGTGGGTTAATAAATATCCAAATAGTTTATCTGCTGGTTGTTGCGACTACGATCATCCTTCAAATGATAATTTAAAAAAGGAATATTTAGGAGATCCATTATTAGTATGTGGATATTGCATTGGGGAGTTTTGCTATGGCTGATATTTTAGATAAAAAAGATCAAGAAATTAAAAAACTTAATGAAGCTAATAAAAGGTTGGTTGAGGAAAACTCTAACTTTCAAATAATTAGCAAGTCTCATAAGGAACTAAATGGGGATTTGCAAAAGAAGTTATCTGCTGCCGAATTTAGAATTAAGGAATTAGAAGTTAAGTTAAAAAATCAATTAAAAGAATATAGAAACAAAGGTTATGTTTAGTGGCTAGAAAAATTATACTAGATTTATGTGGTGGTACTGGCTCGTGGTCTAAACCTTATCAAAATAATAAAAATTATGATGTAAAAATTATTACTTTACCAAAACATGATGTAAGAAGTTTTGAACCACCTAAAAATGTTTATGGAATTTTGGCAGCGCCACCTTGCGATCAATTTAGTTTTGCTAAAACTACTGGAAAACCAAGAAATTTAAAGGATGCTTGGTCTATTGTTAGGGGTTGTTTAAATATTATTGCAAAATGTAATCAAATTAAAATACCTTATGCTAAAACAACTACTTTAAAGTTTTGGTGTCTTGAAAATCCACATGGTTTATTAAAAAGATTTTTGGGAAAACCTTGTTATCAATTTAATCCTTATGATTTTGGAGATGATTATAAAAAAATAACTCATTTATGGGGTTGGTTTAATTATCCTATAAAAAAACCAATTAAATGCACTAATGTTAAGTTTGATAGAATGAAATCAAAAGATATTCATCCAGAATATTTTGGAACTTACACTAGACAAGAAAGAAGAGCAATGACACCGCAAGGTTTTGCTAATGCTTTTTATGAGGTAAATAAATAATGGCTAGGGATATTTATTATAAGGATGTAAAGTTTTCAGCTTATTCTTTATGGCATAGAGCATTACCACAAAAGCTCGGAATGATTGACATTGATGGATGTGGAACTTGTTTAAAATGCAAGTCTCCTTTGTATCTAGCTGAAACTGCTTTTGATGTGGGTCAGCCGTGGAAGGCAACTAGAACAACCCAAAAGTTAGCAGAATTAGCTGGTCTGCCAAGTTTCCTGGTTTTTTATAAGGTTGATGGCTCGTCTATTACGTCATTTAGAATTAAGCAGCTAACACCTTATAAGTCTGAGGAAATGTTTATGATGCCGGATGGTTGGTTGCAAGTGATGCAATTACTCCAGGAACGGCACGATTTAATTTGTGAGGGGAAGAGATGAGTTTATATTTCGTTGGCGATATAAATATCCTGGCTGATAAACGTCTTAGTTCCATAGATGTTAGGGTTTATTTTGCGCTAGTCTCATTTATGAATAAGGCAGATGGTAAATGCTACCCAAGATATGCCACAATTCAAAAGCGAACTGGGTTATCAAGGCGTTCCATACAAAGATCAGTCAAACACCTTGCCAAGCTAAAGTTGATTAGCACGAAACGGCTAAGTTCCAGTAATTTATACCTATTAACACGGCAGAAAATATTACAAGAAACTATACAGAAAAGAGTGAAGAGACTCGTTGGCTCTTCTGATGAGCCAAATAGTCGTATATTAATAAAACCATCTTATATAACTAAGAATAGGTTTAATAATAGGAATAACTATAATAGATTATCTTCCTACACCCCAGCTGCAAAGCTATCACTAGTCTATCAAGGGGAAACATATATAGAATGTGGAAAAGAGGGTCATTATGTCGAATATCAAAATAAACGTGGCGAAAGAATATTAAAGCACACATTTAAAAAGGATGAGCCAATAAAAAAGTTTAGTGCCATCGAGAAGGTGGCATGAAGTTAAGAGCTGGAAAGATAATAGAAATCTTTGAGGTTGCTGGTACAACTGAACGTTTAATGCCTGGTTTAAACGCCATAAAACCTAAAACTCCTAAAATGTATGATATTTTAAAGATGAGACACGATCCAAAGGATCTTGGGTTTTGGCAGAAAAAGGGTTTAAAACTTAGAGCAAACGCACAACAGATAGCTTGCTGGGAATTAGCCATAGACTTATTAGGAAAAGCTAAACCTAACGATAGAAAATTGATTTGGAAGAGAGCAAGACGTTATTCCTGGGTTGCTCTTGCCAGGATGTTTGGCTGCCATAGAGTTACAATCAAGAGACGATATAAACAAGCTATTTTAGATTTAGAGTTCAACCTAGATAAATCTCTTATAGACATTATAGATAAAATTTAATAGTAGGAACTATATACTGTGGTTGGTAGACCCTTAAAAAAAATACAATGCGAGAGTTATACAAGAGGAAGCAAATTTACTAAACAATGTCTCTGCAAAGGTTATTTTCAAAAAACTTCAGGTAAGTATCGCTGCAAGTTTCACGGAGGTTTTTCTACTGGACCCAAATCACTTGAAGGCAGAATAAAAGCATTAAGGAATTTAAAATTTTTAAAGAACAAAACTGAAGAAGAAATACAACAATGGATCAAAAGCAAAATAAACGAAGTCTCATATCGGAAGAAACCATCAGTAAAATAATAGAAAGAATCGAATTGGGGGAACCCCTTACAAAAATTACAAAAGATAAATCAATGCCATCTTTATCTGTATTTTATAGATATATGAGAAATGACGAGAAATTACAGAATAAGATCAGACAAGCAAGAGAAACTGGTTGCTTTACCATTATTGACAAAATAAACGAAGAATTAGAAACACCACAAGATAATCAGCATATGATGTGGGTTAGGGAGAAACTAGCTCAATCGAGATGGTTAGCATCAAAATTAGCAAATAATACGTTTGGCGATAAAATTAAGCAAGAAGTGAAGCAAGATTCAAAATTAATCATTCAATGGGATATTCCTGAAAATGAGAACAATCTTATTCAAGCTAAAGAAATTGTGGAAGAAGTACCTAAAACACCTATACAAGAGCTATCAAATAAATAGTTGACGATCATACATATTAGGTGTTGACATATTGTCAATCTTAATGATATAAGCAAATCATTAGGAGGTTGACATATGAATCAACAATTAATGAAACCAAAGCAATTTGAAATACTTAAATTAGATCAAGTTGTAAATTGTGAGTATAAGCCAGAAAATAAAGGTTATAAATATTATACCTTTAAACCTGGACCAAGAAAAACAATTAAAGATTTATTTTTTATAGATGCTTTTAATTGGTTTTCTAGTTATGAGCCAGATGTGAAGGTTGAAAAAATTAAATTTCAACTTCAATCTTGTCATTATAACATTAATAATAATAGGTATGCTATTTTAATGTTTTTTAAGAGTTTAAAAAAACTTAAAAAGCATCATTTTGAAAATTATAATTTCTATAGATTTTTAGGATCTTATAAATTTCATAAATGGATTAAAAAGTATAATGATATAGGAGTACATAACGAGCTTGCTTATTATGGCACTACTTCAGCTCCAGGCGTGGAGGTGTCTCAATGAGTAAAGCAGCAAAGAAACAACGAGAAAAAGCTCTAGATAAATCAATGGATCTAGTTTGGAAAAAATTAGATACTATGATGATGTCTATTGAAAATAGCAAAGAATACAAAACAATTAAATCAATGGATTACGAATTTAGTTGGATTGTTAGTATTGTTCTTCGTGAGTGTATTTATCGTATGGTTGATGCAAGAGGTATGAAATTTACCAAAGAAGAATTAAATAAAATGTTGCTTGATACTGCTAACGATAGAGTAATACAAGCCAAAGAAGATAGAGAACAAGCAACAATTAATTAAAAGATAATTAACCCTTATTGAGTATAACGCTTAATAAGGGTTTTTTATTGCCTATTGTATTGGTTGAGCTATCTGGTTAGAGTGGGTGGATTTGTTCGTATCTGTATGCGAGTGGCACGCTCTCGCACACGTGGGATGGAGTTCTTGCTGCGTGAGCTGGACCAACTACACTTGGATCACTCTAAAATTATTGAATAAACATTGATGTATGTGGGTAGTCGGTAGGTATTGTACCTACGACCCATTAAAAACCTAGAAAAAAAGTTAGTTTTCAGTTTGCAAGACCCCCATATACACCAAAAACGTGGCGCACTTTTATAAAATATATATATCGGGACTTCAAGACACAAACACACACAAACACTATGGATAACATTAAAAACAAATTAATAACAGCAATGGTATTTACCGCAGAGGAGACGGGGGGATTAATAATCCACCTAAACGGATTTGAGGATAAAACCCATGCTGATAAGTTTTTAAAAAGATTAATGAAGAATAGCGGCATAGACTATAAATCAATACACGAAATGTTTGATTTACCAACAATTCACTAAGGAGGGATGATGGATATAAATTTACTTATTCATGAAGCTAAACATTATTGGAGAGATCACAAAAAAGTGGTTATAGGTGTTGCAGCTTTAATAGTAATATTAGCGATTTTATAAACAATGCACGTTAAGATACCTTATACCCCAAGACCCTTACAGGCAAAACTGCATAAGGAATTAGATCAATATAGGTTTGCGGTATTATCGTGCCATCGTAGGTTTGGCAAAAGTGTGGCAATTATTAATCATTTAATAAAAGCTGCACTTACAAACAAACTTAAAAACCCTAGGTTCGCATATATAGCACCTACTTATAAGCAAGCTAAAAGTATCGCTTGGGATTATATGAAGATGTTTGCGGGAGGAATACCAGGGGTTAGGTTTCACGAAACGGAACTTAGATGTGATTTGCCAAATGGCAGCAGAATAACCTTGTTATCTTCTGAACAGCCAGATTCACTAAGGGGATTATTCCTTGACGGAGTTTGTATAGATGAGGTAGCGCAAATAGATCCGAGGTTATGGAACGAAATTATTAGACCAGCGTTATCTGATAGGAAGGGGTTTTGTTATTTTATAGGAACCCCAGCGGGTATGAGTAATATTTTTTATGAATTATACCAGCACGCTTTATCAGATGATAAATGGTTAGCTTATACGGCTAAAGCAAGTGAGACTAAAGTTATCGACCAGGAAGAGCTAGATGCAGCAAAAGCTCAAATGGGAGATAGTAAGTATAAGCAAGAGTTTGAATGCGATTGGATTGCAAACATTGAAGGTGCAATCTATGGAGAAATTATTAAGAATTTAGAAGAGAAAAAGCAATTAACCAGAGTGGGTTACGATCCAGCGTTAGTGGTTAATACCGCTTGGGATATTGGCGTAGATGACAGCACGGCTATTATTTTTTTTCAACAATTAGGAAATCAAATAATGGTTATTGATTATTATGAAAATAATCGAGAGGGGTTGCCACATTACGTTCAAATGATAAAAGATAAAGATTATGTTTATGGAGAACATTTTGCTCCCCATGACATAGAAGTTACCGAATTTTCCTCTGGTAAAACCAGAAGGGAAGTTGCTTACCAGCTTGGAGTAAGGTTTAAAATCTTACCTAAGATACCTTTAGAAGATGGTATCCACAGTTTAAAAATGGTTCTGCCGAAATGCTGGTTTGACATAGAAAGTACAAAACCATTAATTAATGCTTTACGACATCATCATCGTAAGTATAACGAAAAGATGAAGATGTTTAGTAATAAACCAGTTAAGGATTGGTCTAGCCATGCTTGCGATAGCGCAAGATACATGGCTTTAGCAATAACCGAACTACCAAGAGAAAAAGTTGCAGCGCAGAAAACAGCTGTCAATGATTATTTAATACACGGAGAAATATAATATGGGATTTTTAATGCCAAAAGTATCGATGCCAGCTTTACCGCCAGCACCAGCACCTATGCCTGACCCACCTTCTTACGAAGATGCGGATAGAAAAGCAGCCATAGCAGAAAAGGAAAGAAAAATTAGAGCTGCGAGAACGGGAAGAGCATCTACTATTTTAACATCAGCTTCTGGATTAGAAGATGATGAAACATCAACAAAGAAAACTTTATTAGGAGGATAATATGGGAGGAGTAGCAGTTCAAGCAGTAAAAAAAATAATATCGCCATCAAAACCATCCCCCGCACCAGTTTATACGCCATCTCCAACTAGAGCTGAAGTATCACAAATAACATCTACAGCAGCAACATCCGCAATGGGATTGGCAAGAGGTAAAGGTAGATCATCTACAATTTTAACTGGCGCAAAAGGTTTAGGCGACAACGCATTAACAACAACCAAGAAAACATTACTCGGAGGATAGATGGCAGTAGAACCAAAAGCAAAAATGGTTATTGAGAGATATAAAACTCTCAAGGCACAAAGGGTTACTTGGGAAGATCATTGGCAAGATATTGCTGATTATTTTTTACCAAGAAAAGCAAACATAACTATTAAACATACAAAAGGCGATAAAAGGCACGACCAAGTTTATGATGGCACAGCCACACACGCATTAGAATTATTATCAGCTAGTTTAAATGGTATGCTAACCAATACTGTTTCCCCTTGGTTTATATTAAAATTTAGAAATGAAATTATAAGTCAAGATGACGAAGCTAACGAATGGTTAGAAAGCTGTGCAAAAGTTATGCAGCAAGTCTTTGCTAGATCAAACTTCCAACAAGAAATATTTGAATTATACCACGAACTATTAGCGTTTGGTACGTCTGCGATGTTTATTACGGATGACCCTAAAGATGATTTAAGATTTAAAACAATTCACATTTCAGAAATATTTATTACTGAAAATGAAAAAGGATTAGTGGATAGCTTAACTAGAAGATTTCATATTAAAAATAAAAACATTCCATTAATGTACCCAGATGCAGAATTACCAAGATCTATAATAACAGACATTGAAAAAGCACCTTATGATGATGCTGTTATATTACATTCAGTTTATCCTAATGAAGTTAAGATGGGATATGACAATAGTAAAAATATGGATTGGGTATCTTGCCATGTCCACGAAAAAACAAGTACATTGTTAAGAGAAAGTGGATTTAAAGAATTTCCTTATGTCGTTCCAAGATATTTAAAATCTTCTTCAAATGAAGTATATGGCAGATCGCCAGCGATGAATGCTTTACCTGATACTAAGATGTTAAACACAATGTCTAAAGTTTCAATCAAAGCAGCTCAAAAACAAATTGACCCACCTTTAATGGTTCCTGATGATGGTTTTATTTTACCAATTAGAACTGTTCCTGGTGGATTAAATTTCTATAGATCTGGAACTAGAGAAAGAATTGAACCATTAAATATTGGTAGCAATCAACCTTTAGGTTTGCAAATGGAAGAACAAAGAAGAAAAGCAATTAGAGAAAATTTCTTTGTCGACCAATTAATGACAGTACAAGGTGTTAATATGACGGCAACTGAAGTTATGCAAAGAACTGAAGAGAAGATGAGATTGTTGGGTCCAGTATTAGGAAGATTACAATCTGAATTACTACAACCATTAATTACTAGAGCTTTTAATTTGTTACTTAAAAATAATAAATTACCTCAAATGCCAGAAATGTTAGGAGAACAAGATGTTGAAATAGAATATGTTTCTCC